TTTTTTTTTTTTTTTTTTGGTTTTTGGACAACCGACTCTAGAAGAAAAGCAAGTAAATAAAACAAGCAAACGAAAAGAAAATCAAACAAACACAAACACAAAACAGCTTTAGAAAACTCAATAGGACCAACAAAGCTGTCAGAAACAACGTCCTAACACATTTTGTTAACTAGGGATTTACCCCGGAAGTTTGGCTACTCACTCGCCACTTCAGTAGTGTTCACTGTGCACCGGTTGAGCTAGCCCGGTAGAAAGCTCATTTAACACAGCAGCTGACAGACTGGAACAAAGGCTCTCACACCCTTGAACTCAGAGTTTATACAGCTTCCCCATCCACCTAAGGACAGGACCAACCCAGTAGGGTCGGGAAAACTAAAACGAACTAGTTAAAGCCCGTATTTACCTAAAGTAACCAACGCGTACAACAATGTTTCCAACTAATTAAAGTCAGAAGGGCTGCTCCTGGTTACTTGACTCAAAACAAAAGAAGAGATCGACTAACAAAAGCCAATCAGAAAAGTGTTGCAGTACGGCCCCAAAAAGATAAACTTCGAGGCCTAATACCTATACGCATCGCCATAAGAGTTTTGGCATTTATAACAGAGATGCGTATATAGTTCTGATCTCCAAGAGGGCCAGAAGGAGTGGCACCAGCATAAGAACCAAGAAAATATGGCACCTCATAACTAGTGTTGCGCACATCAAATGTACGCGTATTGCCCCGTATACGCTTATCATAATCAGAGTAGCAAACGGCAATGGAGACAATACTCTCCTGATCTGCAGCCTTGCCCGTACGGGCCCATGAGAAACAGAGATCAACTTCCCCAAAATGCCAGCCTGTGGCAGCAACAAGCCACGAGAGGGGATTAGAGGACAAACTGACAACTGCATTCTTGTCAGCATAATCGTGTATATAACCTGGAATTGTAGTCTCCCAGACGCCAGAAACAGCATCAGGGGTGACTGTGGAAATGGTTATCCAGTTATACACATCCTGAGTGGAGAAGATAGGTGGGTGGATCTGTTCATCCGGAACCCATTCCCGTATGTGCACAAAAAATTCATATGCACCAACGTGAGCATCAGGTGCTACGGGACCCGAAAGGGGAAGAATCCCCAAACGGCCTACTCCTGCCATCATGGTAGGTGTGGACTTATAGCTAGTTTTAATAGCTATTTCAAAATCGCCATCACCATGCATAATTTGATGTGGCCCCCAGAGTACATCATGCAAAGAGGGGGGGGCATCCCAGGCCCAAGGAAAGAGAATGTACGAAGCGGAACAAAACAGACTTGAAACGCTCTTAACACTCCCTGAAATAGTGCCACTCCAACCGAGACATTGGGCCATGACTGCTCGGGAGAAGGAGATGGAACTCTTGACAGAAGCCTTGATAGGACCACCAAAATTATATTCTATTGAAAGAAAGGTGGTGGTGCCATCAAGCTTAATCTCTTTAGCTTCATAGTATCTGTCAATGTTGAAGCTATTCCGGCATGTAATGGGCCAGGTGATGGTGGGTTCTAATTCAAAGCGAGGCTCATCATCACCATCAACCATGTGCAAGGTGGTTACACAATTCCAGTCAGCAGCCATCGTGACTTGATTGGTCGAAGCCACATAGAAAAACAATTTGGGCTGCGTGACTGTATTTGTCCACTGCACTAGGCCATGCCCAGTAAGATCCCCATATGTAAATGTCCATTCATGAACATCCGCATCTTTAAGCACGAAAACTTTCGTGGGGAACTCAAACATCTCCTGAACAGGACAGGAGTTTCCAAGAGTGGCAAGATCTATGCGTTTATAATTATCAAATGTACACGCTATAGATAGCCCAGCAAAGGCGTTCTTTGGAGCATGAAGCCGCACCGTAAAGCACGGATTAAGAACACCCTTTGCCCACCAATTCTGGGCATGTGCCCCACCATAGGCATTTATCGCCGCTGCCATATCAAGAGTACCAAGATGGGTACCCTTCTTTGCATCCTTGGGCACTTTGAAAGAAAGGTGCCCACAGCACGACGGGTCAACAACCACAGTGGGCGCAGTGAAACTGTGATCACTATGCCGTGGTAATGGTGGTATGCTGGAACTTCCAGAGGGCACATCCTGCCACTTGTGAACAACATCAAGAGACTTGCGTCCTGTATTGCCTGTGAAAGAGGTAGTGCCTATTCGCATGGAACGACAGGCCAATTGAGGACGGGCAGTCTCTTGAAACGTGCGCACCACAGGTTGGGGCCGCACTTGGAGGTCAATTTGGGGGAAATCAGGCAAAGCCTGATCCATTTCTTTTTCAATGGTGCCCAACACACCAATGCCAGCATGCACGCGCTTTCCTAGATTAGAATTGCGCTGCAATATCTGGTCCCAACTCTCCCTGACCCGGGTTGCCGTTGTGAAAGAATTATTGGAATACTCTTGAAATTCGAGTGTTCCATAACTCAGCATTAATGTACCGGGTTGGTAAGATTGAACACCATGAAAATATGTCACTATATAGAGACAATCCAATATTGTAGTGTCATGTTCAATCTCAGAGAGAGGAATGGTAACAAGAGGCAAAGATAAGACCTTAGACTTTTCACGTCCAAGATCCATGTAGTTGGCACACAGTGCAGCCTCTTGCGGATCAGTGGTGCGCCCATCCATGATTGTCATGAAAGCAACTATGGGAGCACCATATGGCATATAGGAAGTAACCCCTATGTCAAGAGACACATTTTTGGAGTTCTTCCACCCCTTCTCAAGCAGCTTTCGAGCTGCTTCTTCAGACATGCGAGGAAGGGCAGACACGCACATCTGAAGTGTTCCATCTGGCCTTGTGCCAGGATAGCGCACAGTTTCGTGCTCAGTGGGCATTAAAACGTCCACCAAGGTACGATCGCGCTTTGGCGCTAAATAGCGCTTAGTGAGACTGAGCCGGTGGAACACATCCGACTCAGACAAATGCACCCCTTCATCAAAGGAGATGCGATTTTCTTCAGCCCCTTTAATTTCCTTGCGTTTAAGTGCAAGGGCTGAGGTGACCTCCTTGGGGGTCAAAATCTTCCCAGACTGCCTAGCTTCAGTAAGCATGGCAGTCATTTCTTGCACCTCATCAGTAGAGGCACAACAGTGCATCAGAGCTGGCTGCTCTGCAACAGCACATACCAAAGTCTGACGACAAGTGGCAGCCAGCTTGAAGAAGCGGAGGGCCTGGTCAGAACGGCCCAAAGGAAAAGGTGCACCAGGAGACTGGTACACCTCAGGAGGGGGAGGCGGAGCCACCACCACAAAATTGGGTCGAACGACCTTTTTGAAGTGGGGTAGTGGCGGGGCCCGTGGAATAAATGGCGGTGGAGCAACCACGCGGAAGCGTGGTCTCTTCACCACCACAAATGTGGGCAGTGGGGGGGGAGAAGGAATGGGACGGGGCATGGGGAAACATGCACCCGGCAAGGAAGCACGGAATGCTTTGCGCTGTTCGCGCAAAGCACCCCTGAGAGCCTTGCGCTCATCAGGGTCAGCAACATGTTGTCCAACAAACTCAAAGAGTTGTTGGATATTTGCGGCTGTAACGGTGATACCGTTATGCTCAGCCACGCGCTCCATGGCGAGCGCAGCAAGATCGCAGGCGTCGGCCTGCTTGGAGAACTGGCGGGCGGCTTTCTTAAAGAAAGCCATAGCGGAGGCAACCCGTGAGCGAGGGGTGCCAATGTGTTGGACATTGCGGGGGAGGGTGGCATCAGCTTGCCAGCAGAGGAGCTCCATTGGAGCAGTAAGAAAATGGGGCCACCAGGAAAATAGGGAGGGGATTCTCAAGATCGCAATTGTTAAAGACAATTAAGGAACAAAAGGAGAGGAGAGAAACGTAACCCGAACCGTGT